TTTTTCTTTGTCGTGCAAAAACGCGCATTTACCCTTGATTGACAACTTTTCGCGGGGTAGAATAGACAAACCCGAGACGAAAGGGACGCGCGTATGCAGTCATTCGCACTGGAAGCTGAAGGGGTTTTGCGGGGAGACGAAGCGGAGCAAAAAGAGCCTGATCTTCATTGCCCGGAAATCCCTGGTTTTCTCAACTATTGGATGGAGCAATGCCAGATCAGGCAGAGGCCAGGCGGGGGCTGTGAAGGCACGAAATGTCGCAGTGGTGAGCAGGTCCGCGCCATGCTTGAGCGAGTCCCGCCCCGAAACTTCATCCGATCATACTCTTTCCGCACCTCCCCCACCTTGAAATGTAAATGCGGGGCCCCGGCCCTGGCCGAAGACCTTATGCAGCAATGGGGCGTTGAAACCCCGCGCTGCATTCGCTGCAACCGAAGGGTGAGGGCGGAAGAGAAGCGCCGCAAGGCACGGCAGGCGTACAGGAGGAAGCATGGCAAGTCAGGAACCCACGACTAAAGTCGAGGGCTTGTAAGCCCTAACCTGACCAGCCTCAGCTGAAAGCCTTTCAGGTCTTTCAGCTACGTTACCAGCGAATATATAGGTACCCTGGAGTGCATTTCCCAGCTCCAGGCTCTACGGGCAACCATTAAACAGACGTAAGGGGTTAAGTCAGTGTGGTTGCCGACAAACCGTTGGATAACATTGGCGAGGGAAACATCACCCGCGTAAGCGGAGAAAGTACGGTAACAGTATGCAACAAGTATTCGTTCTTGATAACAACCGGCAACCGCTTATGCCCTGTCACCCGGCACGAGCCCGCGAGCTGCTCAAGAGACAAAAAGCGGCGGTTTTCCGCAAGCACCCATTCACGATCATTTTAAAAGACCGTGAAGGCGGGGAGGCGCAACCCGTCGAGTTGAAAGTCGATCCGGGGTCACGGGTTACAGGTCTCTCGCTGGTCGCCGACTGCAAACGCGGCAAAAAGGTCGTATGGGCTGGCAACCTGAGCCATCGCGGGATTCGGATTAAGAAGCTGCTGGATACACGTCGGATGTTGCGACGGTCCCGCAGGAGCCGCAAGACCCGCTACCGCAAGCCCCGCTTTAACAATCGTACACGCCCTGCTGGGTGGCTACCACCCTCGTTGCACTCCCGAGTCAACAATGTGCTGACCTGGGGACGCAGGTTGCAGCGGTTAGCTCCGCTGACTTCTGTGGCAGTGGAAACCGTCAGATTCGATATGCAGTTGATTGAAAACCCGGAGATCTCCGGAGTGGAATATCAGCAAGGGACACTCGCTGGCTACGAGCTACGTGAGTATCTGCTTGAGAAGTGGGATCGTACTTGTGCCTATTGCGGAAAAACAGACACCCCCCTACAGGTGGAACATATCGTCCCGCGGGCCAAGGGCGGCACCAACCGCATAAGTAACCTGACGCTCGCCTGCGAGCCCTGCAATACGGCCAAAGGCACCCAGGACATCCGTAGCTTCCTGGCGAACCATCCGGAGCGGCTACGGAAAATATTGGCTCAGGCACGTAGGCCCCTTCGGGATGCAGCGGCGGTTAATGCAACACGCTATGCAACAGGCAACGCACTCAAGCTGCTGGGCCTACCCGTCACATTCTGGTCGGGCGGGCGCACCAAGGCGAACCGTCTGCGGCAGAACTACCCGAAGGACCACTGGGTCGATGCAGCCTGTGTTGGCGAGTCTGGCGAACGGGTCTACCTACCGGAAGGCATCCGACCCGCCAGCATAACGGCCAATGGCCGTGGCAGCAGGCTTATGTGCAGACCTGACAAATACGGATTCCCCCGCACCAAGTCCAAAGGTGCCCGGCGGGTCAAAGGCTTTGCAACCGGCGACATTGTTAAGGCGGTTGTAGTAGCGGGAAGGAAAGCAGGGACTTACGTCGGGCGGGTAGCGGTTCGCGCTACCGGCTCATTCAACATTAAAACGGAGGCAGCCACTATCCAGGGTATCGGCTGGCGGCATTGTCGGATACTGCATAAAGCGGATGGCTATTCATACGCCTGACGGCGTAGCTCCATTCCTCCCACTACTGAAGTAGTGGGTTTCCTGGAGGTATTTTCCATGAGCGGTAAGGTTATCGCCCTGGACGAGAAACGCAACTCCGGCCCCTACCTAAGCGCATGGGCCGAATGCGGGCACTGTGGGCACGGCTGGGCGGCGGTTTCCCCCATTGGTGTCATCAGAGGGCTTGAGTGTCCAAGCTGCGGCATCCCGGCCGGCCACATTTCAGTTGAGATTGAACCTGATGAAGGAATCAGCCTTTATACTTGCCAGTGTGGGAGCCAGACATATTTCGCAAGACCGGATGGTATCATGTGCCGGAGCTGTGGCATTGTTCATGCCTATGACGCGCTGGCTGGGTGAACAACGCACCAAGCAGTAAAAAGCCCCGGTGATTGCCGGGGCGATATTCGTTTAAACCTGGCGGCTACAATGATTCAACCCATTCACGGAAAGCTGCAATTTTCCCTTCATCCCACCATGCAGAGCCTGACCATACCCCATCTTCCGTGACCTCTGCGTCGGCACAGTTGCTATATTCGATGATGGGGGTGACTGGATCGACATTGTTTGCGCGGCACCCTTCGATATATTCTTTCAGCCAGTCTTTCATAGCGTCCTCCATGAGTTTTTCGATAGCCACTTCCACAATCCCCGGCACCCTTCGCTCCCCCCGCTCCCACTTTAAATAGGTGCGGTAGGGGGTGTTTAGCCGGTCGGCCATGGCCTGGACGGTGAGGCCGAGGCGCTGGCGGTGGTCTTTTAGCTCCTGCGGGGTCATTTTGCTTTGCTCAAAAGTTCACGCCCAGACTCATCGCCCAAGAAATAGAGAGAAAACTTCTCGTTTAGATCGTCGAGGTCATGGCTAAGGCCAAGGGTTTCTGCCAACTCGTCTGCGTCGTACTTTTCAGCAGCGTCGTCTTGTTTGTTGTCGTCGTTCCATGCGGCAAGGTGTGACCCTGGAATTTCGAAAGATCCGTCAGTGCCGATCTGCAGCATGAAATCGTCGTTGATGGCGACGTTTGCTGACCACTCAACATTTCCAGTCTCAGGGTCTTTTGAATCGAAAATCTGAATGTCAGTAACTTTGAGTTCTTTTGTCATGTCATCCTCCTATATGCCCCGGCGAACCGGGGCGGTGGTGTTAGTGGATTCCGTATTCCTCGCTGATTTTTTCAGCCATCTTTTCGTCGATCTCTGCACAGATGACCGAACCGTCAGGGTTGGTGCTCAATGAGTCATAGAAATCCTCTTGGCTCAGCACCTCACCTTCAAACTCATCGACCCGATAAACTCCGCTGATATTGTCGGCCTGAACTTTCATCTTGCCCTCCGTTGTTTGGGTTTCCCTTCTGTTTGATTCCAAGTATACCCATTGGGTAATAACTGTCAAGCAAAAATATCAAAAAAAAATCAATCTCCCGCAGAATTTTATTTTTTCCGGCGTTCGTCAGATAATTGGCGCATGGGAAAAGAACTCAACGCAATGCAGCAGAAATTTGTCGCGGCCTACGCGGGTAACGCCACGGAAGCGGCCCGAATTGCGGGGTATAAAAACCCGCGCATGACGGGATCGCGGCTGATGACAAATGTTGACATCGCCGAAGCCATTAAAAAACGGCAGGAAAAAGAGGAACGCCCTCTGATTGCCACGCGCCAGGAACGGCAGAAATTCTGGACCGAGGTGATGCAGGACACTGGCGGTGACATGAAGGACCGGCTCAAGGCGAGTGAGTTGCTCGGCAAGAGTGAAGCCGACTTCACTGAAAGGCGCGAAGTGACCGGGGCCGATGGTGGCGAAATCAAAGTTGCGATTGTGCCGAGGAAAGATGCCTAGCGTTATCTGGGAGCCGACAGCCAAACAGTCCGAGTTTCTGGCCGCACCTGAAGAGGAAGTGCTGTACGGAGGTGCTGCCGGGGGCGGCAAGTCCGATGCGCTGGTAATCGACTGCCTGGGCTTGCAGCAGGAAGCGATCCGCAACGCACGGTATCGCGGCATCATCTTCCGGCGCAGCTTTCCAGAACTGCGTGAGCTGATCGACCGAAGCCGCGAGTTGTATCCGCAGATTGTTCCCGGTGCGGTTTTCAAAGAGTCGGAGAAAACGTGGGTTTTTCCTGCCGGCGCAAAGATTGAGTATGGCTACATGGAATCCGAGCGCGACCGGCACCGCTACCAGGGCCGGCAGTATCAATACATCGGGTGGGATGAACTTACACATTGGCAGTCGCCGGTTGCTTACGAATACCTGCTTTCGCGTCTGCGCTCCCCGGACCCGGCGATCACCTGCTATGTCCGGGCGACGACCAACCCCGGCGGGGCAGGCCACGAATGGGTCAAGCGACGCTGGAAGATCGATGACAGCGGCAAGCCGACACGCTCCGAAGTTGAGGTTGGCGACAGGAGTATCACGCGGCGCTTTATCCCTGCGGGGCTGGCAGACAATCCACACCTGGCCGATTCGGGGTATCGGGAACGCCTGCTGACGCTCTCTGAGATGGAAAAACGCGCCCTGCTTGAGGGGCGGTGGGACGTAGTTGAAGTTAAAGGCGCGATTTATGCCGCAGAAATTGAGAAATGCTACCTCGATGGCCGCGTGTGCGGGGTGCCGGTCGAAACCTATGTGCCGGTCAACACGTTCTGGGATCTTGGGTACAACGACACAACGGCCATTTGGTTTCACCAGCAGGTCGGGCTTGAGCACCGATTTATCGACTACTACGAGGCCAACGGCGAGCCGCTGAGCCACTATGTCAAGGTACTCAAAGACAAGGGATATAACTACGGCGATCACTATTTGCCGCACGATGTGGAGATTACCGAGCTGGGTAGCGGCAAGAGCCGCAAGCGCACACTTCAGGAGTTCGGGTTAAACCCTATCGTCACAGTCGAGCGCACCAAGGACGTCAGCCATGCCATCGAGATCACGCGGCAGGCGTTTGGCTCCTGCTGGTTTGACGTTGACCGCTGCGAAAATGGGCTGGCGGCACTCAAGAATTATCGTCGTGAGTGGGACGAGCGGGGGCAGACCTATAGGATGCGCCCCCTACACGATTGGGCCAGCAACGGGGCTGATGCGTTCCGGCAGTTCGGCACAGGATACCGCAAGCGATTTGACGTGCCGCGCGAACAGTTGATGCCCGAGTGGTCCGAGGACTTCTAACAGATAGGTGAT